ATTTATTAAGTTTTTTTGAGCCTTTATTTTTACCTGGTGAGAAAGATCCTGTTGGTATTATGTACGCCATTGAGAATCATGGTAACTCCAAATTGGAAAAGCCCTGGTTTGCAGTTTGGACAGAGGATCGTCCTGAAGCACCCGGCACACATTTCCTTATAGACCAGAATGGGGCAAAGCGAAGCGTTAATCCTGGTGACGTAAATCCATATGGGATAGTTCCTGTAGTTTACACTCATCGTTATAAGCCGGTCCGCGATTGGTGGAGCGAGGGTGCTGTTGATGTAGTCCGGGCAGATTTATCTGTTTCTGTAGCAGCTACAGAACTGGCTTTAGCGATTCGATTTGGGGCAATCGGAATCAAATTTATTACTGGAGTGGATGATGCATCCAGAATCCAGGTCGGAGTGGATAAAATTTTATATTTACCGGAAGGCAGCAACTTTGGTGTCACTGCTCCCAGCGGTTCTTTATCAGAGATTATAGATGCGACTCGTTTTTTAGTTGAAGCAACCTTAAATAATAATCATGTCAGGATCAAATGGTCTGATGTTAAAGGGAATGCTCCTTCGGGATTCAGTCTTCAGGTTCAGGAAATCGAAAATTACGATGAAAGATTAGCTTCCACAGAAGACACCTGGAGGCCTTTTGAGAAACATCGTTATCTAGTGGATCGTGAAATCATTCGCGTTAAGACCGGGAAGAAGTTATCGGAAAGTTATTCTGTAGATTTTCTAGAGCCGAACTATCCGATGAGCGTACAGGATGAGATTAATCACTGGTCATGGAAATTTGAAAATGGACTTGCAACACCTCTCGATTATTTTGACTATCAGAATCCAGATGCAGATGAAAGTTTGCGCAATCAGTTCAAAAAACAGGTTGATGAATCATCTAAACCGGCAGTAGGGAGATTACTTTCCAGATTACAGAGTAATTAATGCCTGATATTTTTGATGAGGCATTTTCTGACTACAGCGAGAGGCTGAATCAGTCCATAGATGAATTCCTTAATGATATTGAGGAATTAGAAGAAGAAGGATTGAGCATAGAGGAAATATTAGCAGTTTTAGCTGCTATGGCAGTAGGGGATTATTTTATTGAGATGCTGGGGATGAATGGTGCTGTCAGTGCTTATTCCGGCAGGTTGGGATCTGTTTTAGACAGTCTGGTTCCATTCGGGACCGTAACAGAGGGGCAGTTAGCTGCTTTAGGTTCAATTCAGTCACAATCAGTAGCGCAATTCACTTCTGATCTGGCAGAGAGGGTGAGATTATTAACCGCCCAGGGATTATCAAGCGGTCAGTCTATCAGTCAGATTAAGGCAATGATTAATCGTAATCCTTTAACTCAATCTCGTCACATAGAGACTTTTATTTCTTCCGGGATTGCCAGTTATAAGCGGTCTGTGGTCGGAATTATGGCTGCAACAGCAGATCCGGGTGTCTTATATCAGTATGAAGGGCCTTTAGACAGTAAAACACGCCCAATATGCAGAGTAATGCTGTCAAGCCCTGATTTAACCAAGGGTGATATAGATGCACAGTATCCAGGCGCATTTACAGATGGAGGCGGATATAATTGCAGACATTCATGGATTAAGGCCTCCAACAGTAAGGAAATGTCTTCTATCCGCAAAAGAGCTTCCAATGATGTAGCTCAACAGCGTGAAAGTAAGCGTTGGAGAGAGCCTGTCACCCTTCAGCAATATTATGAAGGCAAATGAAGATACCTGATTTTACAAAATTAATCAAGTTTGATAGAGAATTCTTTGAGGGTTTAGGGAAGAAAAGTGTTATTTGGCATAAGACTAATATACAGATGGACGGTATCAATGCCAGGACAGGAAAACCATTTGTACAGTATACACCTGATTATAAGCGAAGAAAAGCACAGGGTAAGGCAGTAAAGCAGGGTGAAACACAGCGATCCAGAAAAATAGATCCGCCAAACCTGACTTTAACAGGTGCAATGATGGATTCTTTCAAGTTTATTAAGTCTTCCAACAAAGGATATATATACGGTATCACAGATGCCCAACAGGCAACAAAATTAGTTGGGAACCAAACCGGCCACTATGGAAAGAATACCAACTTACGCAAGAAAAGAATTGTTTCGGACAAAGAAAATCCACTTCCGCCGAAGGTGAAGAGTAAAGTGACTACCGCAATCGCAGGAAGAATTGCAGAAAACTTTAGAGATGTATTCACCAAAAAAGGATATGTGGTTAACATTATAAAAATGTGAGGTAACTCATGGAACAGGACCAAAAAACGGTCGAGCAGAATGCTCAAGCACCGGTTGCAGAACAGCAACAAGAAGATAAAGGTAAGGAATCGCCCAACACCGGAGATCTTATTGCGGAAAGCAAGAAATACAGAACCAGGGCGCAGGAATCTGAATCTTTAGTTCAAGATTTACAGAATCAGCTCAAAGAGATTGAAGATAATCAACTCGCAGAGAAAGAGGACTACAAAACTCTTGCTGAAAAGCGCGAGAAGGAGAATGCTGAATTAAAGGCGAAAGCCGATATTGGTGAGGCACTTGAAAAATCACTCCGGGCTGATGCTTTAGAATCGATACCTGATGAAGATCGCGAATTTGCAGAGGAAATGTCAACAGACAAACTTCTCAAGTTTTCAAAGCGATATAATTTAAAGGGTGTTCGGACAGACGAAAGTGTTGCTAGTAATAGCGGTATTTCAACAAAGGCCATGAAAGATATGGATGAAGGTGAAAGACGTAAAAACTGGTCTGCTATTGTATCCGGATATCAAAATCAATAATTTTATTATTAAGGTAATATAATGGCTGAAATAACAACAACAACCGCTGCCAATTTTATTCCGGAACTTTGGCGCGATGCAATTTTAGATTATGCAGAGCGCAAATTTCAAATTCGGAATCAGGTGATGGATTTTTCATCACTAATGGGAGAAGGCGGTGACATTCTTCATATTCCAAAAGTGACTGAAGAAACTGCTGCAAACTTGTCAAGTGGAAGCGCGGTAACATACGGTGCGAACACTGACGGCAAAGTTGACCTCACTGTAGATCAACACGCTTATGAAGCAAAAAGAATCGGCGATCATGTGAAGATTCAGGAATCTGCTGATCTCTTTAACGCTTACGCAAAATCGATGGGTTATTCGATTGCAAAATATATCGATAACTATCTTGCAGTTTCAGTGATTCAGGCAGGAACCGGGAATGACGTAACACTCGGAACTGATAACGTATTCACGACTGCTTTGATTCGCAGTGGCCTGCAGAGTTTGCTTGATGCCGGTCATGATTATACTGACGGCGAAACATTCTTGTACTGCTCACCAGCAGCTTACATGAGTGCGCTTTCATTACAGGATTTCTACGATGCATCCCGAAGGGGTGACGGCGTAGGTCCGGTAGCGAGCGGTGCTGTAGGTATGGTCTATGGAATTCCAACATTTGTCTCAACAGATTGGGACGATGATGGTGGAACCGGTGACGAAACAGCTTCGATTTTCAAAAGAGAATCTGTTTATATGGCAATGCAGTTAGCTCCGAGAGTTCAGAGTGCCTATGATATCGATTATCTATCAACTTCGGTAGTAGTAGATGTCTTATTTGGTGCGTGTCTGTCTCATGCTGTAGCCTCAACATCACTTGGTGTGGTGAATTTTAACAATCCGTAAACCCGGATAGTTAATTAACTGGCTTTGGGGAGCTTTTGCTCCCCAATAGCCTTCAATTTGGAAAGATTATGAGATACTTTAAGAAAAAAGACGGTTCAGTAATCGGTAAAATGGATTCAGTCAGCGAAGATCAGGTGGCGGTATATCTTGATGACGGATGCAAGGAATGTGATGCTGATGGTAAAGAAATGAAATCCGAATCAAAACCAAAAAAGAAGAAATGACCGCTGACTATAAATGCAGGAACTGTGAAAATATATGGGAGCAGTTTACATTCAGGGATGAAAAGCCTCAATGCCCTAAATGCAGTTCTTATAAGGCAAAAAGACTTATATCCGCGCCTGTAATCCATTTTGGTATTATTAGCGACAATGATTTAAGAGAAAACGAAATAATCTAATTAACCAAGATGCCCATGAGAGCTGTCACGCTCGGTAAGGCATCGTATAAAGGAGAAACAAGATGGCACAATTTAGCGTATCTGAAGCTCAAAACTTATCACTGGGCCAATCCGGCTCAATACTCGTAACAGGAGCCACAGCCTGTACTAACGCTATCGGCGTTTTTGTAGCAATCCAATTTATAGAAGATTCAGTTTTCGCCAGCGCAAGCGGCGGCCTGGTCGCAGAGACAGAACAGTTATATCCAGATGATGCTGGAGCTGGTACATCTATCGATTCAGATGCCGGTGCTGCTATAGACGGAGTCACTTTCCCTCAAGGTATGACCATATTCGGTCGCTGGTCGGGATTTACATTGGCATCGGGCGCAGTAATCGCATATGTAGGCTAATATGTTAGGGTTAAGATTAAGAATCACATCTATGGTCACCCAGACAGCACGTCTTGCAAGAGACTTGTGGAAGACAGTCAATGACATCTGGGAGAACGAACACAGAAAGTGGGAAGACGTTGAATAACAATTTAATAAATACAGCCATGTCAAAAGTTTCGGGCGGTAAGCTGTATAACAAACAAGGAAACTATAGAGGAATAGAATTATGGCAACATTAACAGGACAAAGCATAGCCTCGAGTTATGAACAATTACTGCACGTTGATACAGACGGTGGCGGAAATACTACCACATTAGTACCAATAAAAGACGGTGATAACGGCACAACCTTCTGTTTACAATTATCA